TTAGATTTACCAGAAATTAGTTATTACGATAATTCTTCTATACAAGAATTAGAGATTATTTTAGAAAAAATTCCTGATATACATGCTCAAATAATTAGGTTAATACATATACATGATTTTAAAATACAAGAAATAAAAAATATGTATGGATTATCTGTATATCAGATTAAGCAGATAGAAAAACAAGGTATAGAATTACTTAAAAATATTGTAAACAACATTTTGTTTTGTCCTCTTTGTTTGAGTAAAAATATTGTTAAAAACGGGAAAAGAAAACAAAAGCAACAATATTTATGTAAAAACTGTAAATATCAATTTGTAGAAAACCCTGGCGCACTAGGAAGACCTGGCTATAGCACAGAATTGAAAATTGCTGTAATCAATGCTTTGAATCAAGGAAAATCATTTGCTTGGTGTAAAACTTATTTACATATTTCTAAAACTACTGCCTATAACTGGTTGAAGCAATACAAAGTTATAGGCAATAAGCTAATTAAGCTATAAATTCAAATACCAATTTAAGTACCATTGAGCTTTTTGGAGATCTTCTAATCCGTTTTTATGGTCACTTCGCCAAGTGTACTTTATAATATTCCCTTTTATAAAGCCTTTTAGCTCTTCAGAAGACAATGCTGCTTTAATTGCGTCAATGCACTCAATATCTGCTTGCTGATAATGTTTTGGGTGTTCAATATTACTCATAAAACAATAGCTTCCGAGGGGAAGCTAAAAACTACTACTACTATATTTTATCTAGGTCTTTCAGGATAATCTACATCTTTCATTTTCTTGCCCTCAGAATTTTTTCTAGAATAACTTATTATTTTTGTAATGTCAAGTGATATCTGAAATATTTATTTTAAACAGCTGTGGGTAGAGTTATAGTCCCTCTTATTAGCGTACCTCGCTTAGACGTATATGCATTAATTCTATTTTGAGTTATAGCAGTAAATTTCCAGACACCTGTAAAAATAGTGCCATCGTTGTTAGTGAGTTTAGCTGTGCCAATAGATTGAACTCCAACTGTAGTAGGCATTAATTTTGGATTATCTAATCTACCTTGGACTTGAATTATGCTTGTGCCGTAGCTGCCAGGAGATTGCAATATTCTTGGGTCTTTATATTCTGTAGCAGATGCCAGCAATATCAAAGGCACTGAAGATTGAATGTAATTTCCAGTTTCTGGATCTATGGTAAATGCTCCACTGCCAATATTAAAAGTTAGTTCCAAGTTAACAGTACTAAAATATTTGTCAGGTAAATGCTGCAATGCCCCACCAACAATTTGTTCAATATTCATGATGTATACTCGCTTGGACGATATTTACGAAATATTGATAACAACTCATTTATTGGACTACCATTAGTTTTGTTACCACTAATACCAAGATAGTCTGATTGAGACGCGTATTCTATAACATATTTTTCATCAGATACATCTACTGATTTGACTCCTTGCGATTGAGGAGAATTCCGCAAAGCAACAATAGCAGCTAAACTACGCTTTAAATTAACTACAGACTCTGATGTAGCGGCAAAATTAATACCGCTAGAATAAGTTATTTTAAGCTGCTTCTTTACCCTTGGTACAGTTGGATTGCGACTATATCTTCTGAATCCAGTGTGATAATAATATTCGTGTTGTAATACCCTACTAAGTGCTAGTAGACTAATCTCGTTATTATCATAATCAATCTTATAATCTTTGTCTAAAATAAGTGGCTCCCATTCCTGAATAGAGTAAACTCCAAATCTTGGAGGTGTATCACTTCCTCTTAATTCAACAATAGGAGTTGGATTTGATAGCATTGGACGAATTGGGACAATAACTCTACCTGTGTTTGGAATTGTCAATATTTTCTTATATTGAGCTATTTCCAATGGGCGATTTGCTCCATTAACGCCTTCAACTAGTGATTGTGCTAAAGCAATAGCAGTAGTTAATGGCTCTCCAGTCAAAGTAATGCCCGGAGCATACTGCAAGCATTCTTGATTAGAAAGCCACGGCATAACTACACTCCAAAATACTGTAAATAAACGTTAAATCTACCTGCTGTTAAATCAGCTCCTGCGATAACAACATTAAGCACAGATGTTTTAGTTGCATTTGTACTAGATAATTTAACAGCAGTTGAGTTAACAGCTAAAGCATGCACTGAAGTAAGAGCATCATAATTAGAGGGAGCAGCAAGAAGAGATTGGGTGGAACTACCTATAAAACTTAATGTTACAGTTGCAGAACCTCCACTAGCAAGAGGAGTAACAACATCGATAAAGCCACGGTGAATAATCGCTCCTGATGGTAAAGCTAATTCCAATGAAATGTTTCCTATTTTACCACCTAAGTCAGCAACATCGTAAACGACTTTAGCAATTCCACCAACAGAGTCAGACTGAACTCTGGCTGGTATTGTATTCAATTTAGGCATTACAATCTATCCTCCACAAATCTAGGGCATTCTATTAAATACTCTGGACAAAATATTTGACCAACTAAGTTGGTTCTAAATTGTCCACACAACAAACATTTTGATTGAGTGTCAAAGCCAGGATGCTGCAAAGCTGGGGTTGGGGTAGGAGCCGCAGATGTTTTTTTCTTTGGCTCTTTTACCTCTTTGACTATTTCCTTGTTTTCATCTTGTTCTGTCATAGGAAATATCAATATTAAATCGCATTTTTCAGCGTGTTAACTTTAATAACTCTAAGTTGTTGTGGAACAGCACTATTATCTCCAGCTCCATCAACATCCATTTGAACGAATGATTCTTCAGAGCGCCAGATAGCTCTAGTAGCGCGTCCAAAATCAGTGTCGTCATCAAACCGAACTTCCATTTCAGTTCCAATACCACGTCCAATAGTGTCTGAACCAAAAGCGAAGCTAGTATGAGTAACTTTACTATCTTCTGTTTGAACGCCAGGAGAGCCACTTGCACCAACGCCATAAGCATTAGTTTCGAAAATCATGAAGTTCTCAAAGTCTCCGCAATATCCACTTAGCTTATCCGTCTCTCCAGGCGCAATTAAAACAGGATTCAAGAATTCTGTTAAAGTTTGTAATTCACCGGGAGTAGCTGCGTGCCACAAGCTGTCGTAGCTAATCTTTAATTGAGTTAAAGCTGTGCTGTTAACTACCAAACCGTATTTATTTCCAGCAAATGGAGGAATCTGAATCTCCTTCATGTATCCATATAAAGAAGCTAGAAAACGACGTGTTAAAGTACCATCGTCTCCGGATGTGACAGAAGTGGCACTTGTGGCAACAGCGTTTTTATCGTTGTAAACAACACGAGTTGTGCCAGTCCATAAACTTCTAATTTTTAGATCTTCCCAAGCGTAGTAATCTCGCATTAAATTTCTATTCAAGATTGACAACAGTTCAATCATTGAATAAGCGGTAACAAAGCTAACTAAAGTAACGGGAGGATATTGAGAATTGCGACCTAGACCCCATTCTTGCAGTTCGGCTGTTACAACTCCAGTAGACAAATTTTGGTTGCCAGAATCAATTCGAGTATATGCACCAGCACTTGAAAGTAATCTGTCTTCAGGAGTGCCAGGAGCCGGCTGGTAAGCAGCTCTAGGGATTTTAATTGTATCTCCCAATCCTTTCCCAAAATCAATTACAGTATTAGCAAATTGCCAGAACACAAATCCTTGGCGGTTGTTAGTACGCATAATTGAAGATAGTACTTGGAGAAACCCACCAACAATATCGGTACCAATAGTTGCAGAATCTTTACTAACTAAAGACGAACCACGAAGCATTCCATTAGCTTTGCCCCAAGATTCTAAATCTTTAATTACTTGAGATTTGTTCTCTTTAACAAATTGGTTTAACTCCCGGTTGTCTTGAGATCTGTACTGAGAGCCATTAGCACGTACTTTAACTACTTTATTGGAGTTTTCGTAAATATTAAACCAGTCTTTTAATGCGCCTTGCGGGCTGTCGGACTTAGAGCTAAGCACTCTATTTACACTAGGAGTTGGCATTGTAATTGGAGTTTTGCTTATTTTACCAAGTTCGTCTAAAATTGTTTCTGCTTTTTTAGCAGATTGCAACTGAGATTCTAACTCAGCTTTCTCAAGACGTTCTTTATTTAAAGCAGACTCTAATTCAATTCTTGACTGAGTCTCTTTCATTAGAGATTGCTGTAAATGAGAAACTTGACTTTCGATTAGCTGTTTTACCTGTTCCAAAGAAACATTGGGAGCAGTGGTCGTATCCACAGATTCAGTGGACACAACAGGTGTAGGCTCTACTACTTCTTGTGTTTCATCTGGACTGTCAACACTATCTTGAACTTTTAAAGAACTGTTAATAACAAAGCCTTTGGGTTGCTTTAAATTCACCCTACTGCGTTTTTGCTCATTGAATGAATCTATGACTTGTTCTGATAGCAGTTCTCTTATAACTTTTCTTGGCATACAATTTTGGCTAGATTATACTTATTACTTTAAAATAAAAATGCCAACTAAAATGGCAATAATCTGAATAGATGTATCTAATACGGTACAAAATATGAAACCATCAAAACAAGGTAGTTACTTACGAGAAGTTCGAATAGAAAAAGGATTCAGTCACCAAAGATTAGCTATTTGTGCAAATCTTAGTAGAATGACAGTTATTCGCGCTGAGCAAAGAGGAATTAAGACAGTTCCATTATTAATTAAGTTGGCTCGCGCATTGGAAATAAACCCTGTCACTTTGCTAAATTTAGATGAAAGCGTAGTTAATCCAAAAAACCCATGGCTGAAATAATTAAAACTCCTATAGAAGAAATACTAAGCTACTGTTCAATAACATTTATAGAATCAAATAATAGTAGCAACACAGATAATAATAGCAACACAAATAATTTAGACATGTTTGTAAGCTGTCAAGATGAGACTTGGCTATTGTTAGCCGAATATTATACGGAATTTATATCTTTTTTAAGATCTAAGAAAATGGACACTCCTACATTTAAATCTGAGCGAATTAAGACAGTAATTCTAGTTTCTAGTGAAACACCATCTAGAATAGTAATGTTTCAAATTAAAAAGATAAAAGTCAATATTAAAGAAACTTTTGTAAGAATAAACGCTTTAATGTTATTTTTTTTTCAGAACAAAATACAACTTATTTTTGATTGGTTTAAATCATTTTTTGTCTACAACATAATTGATTAATTATTTCCCAAGTTTTATACTTTTAGCATCTTCTAAGCAGAAATTAAGAACTTCCGCATACTCTGGAGATGCATCTATTATTAACTTTTGGTAAACTTGTTTAATTTCTTTCCAACAACTGCTAGATGGTATTCCCAGTGCATCATACCAAGTAATAACATTTTCAAAATTGTAATATCCAGGTCCAAATTCTCTGCGGAATTGTTCTCCCAACCAACCCAATGTCGCTTTAGGATTAGCTTTTTTTAGCACTTTAAGAAGTCTAGCTTGATCTGCTTTTCTAACAAGTGGATGACATGATTTACCGCGTCTAAAAATTGCATCTTTATACCAATGTTGTTCTGGCGCAAATCCATATTGTTCTGTAAACAGCCAAGTTACTCTCGCAATGTTCCTACCAGCTTTGTAAGCACGAAGTAGCTGTCCTCTTAAATATCCAATTTGTTTCTGCTGTTCTTTTGAAAAAATCTCACCAAACTCTGGTAAAACATCAGGAATTTCTTTATCTTCTTCTCCAATAAATTCAAAACCGCAATGAGGACATATTTGAGCAAAAATAGGTAACACAGCAGCACAGTTAGGGCATTCTTTAACTGGCATTTCATGATTTTTCTTAAATACTGGACACAATGGCGTTTGATAGCCTTCTGTTGATAATCCAAATCTTTTAGTATTGTCACCAAAATCTAGTAAATAAGCATTTTCTTTACCAGGGAAAATTCGTAATGCTCTACCGCACATCTGAACCCACAATGCTTTAGATTTTGTTGGTCTAGCAATTATCGCAGCATCACAACTTGGCTCATCAAAACCTTCGCATAAAACGGAAACACTAACCAACATTTGTGTAATGCCGTGCTTAAATCTATTGTAAATAGCATTTCTTTCACTATTATCAGTTTCTGCTTTTATTACTTCAGAAATAATATTCAATTGATTAAATTTTTCCGCTAAGTCTTCAGCCTGTTTAACACTAGCACAAAAAGCTATAGTTTTTCTATTAGGGCATAAATCTTTAAATTTATCAACAACAATAGCATTATACTCGCTATTACAAACTAACTCTAAGCTAACTGACGTGAAATCTCCATTAGCAGAATCCAGCTTCCTGTAATCTATTAACCCACCCCATCCAAAATGACGTGCAGACGCTAAATGTTTTTCTCTAATTAATTCGGCTGGATATGGAGCGCGCACAATAGCTTGGAAATACTGGCAAAATCCTTCTTTAGCTTTAGTTCTCCATGGAGAAGCGGATAATCCAAGAAAAAAGCAATTAGAACAAGCTAATACGCCACCAGAGTAATGATTTACTATTCTAGAATACACTTCAAAATAAGCAAGTGTATGCGCCTCATCAACAATCACTAAACCAATATCTGATGGCAATTGCCTCCTGGCTATCGTTTGTACCATTGCTATTTGAATTGGACAATGATAGGCAGGAGAGTATTCTGGTGAAATCACTCCAATATCAAATTGAGAAATACTATATTTTTCTCTCAGTGTTTTGATCGTTTGCTCTATTAACCTTGTCCTGTGAACTAAAAAAAGAATTTTTCGCCCCTTATTCAATGCATCAGCTATAATTTGAGACGCGATAAACGTCTTTCCACTACCAGTCGGAGCATAAACCAAAACTGATTTAATTCCTTTTTTATACAAAGAGTACACGTCTTTAATTACGTTTTGTTGATACTGTCTGAGCATAGTAACAATTACTTAGTTTTATCAATTATTTTTATATCAGAAATAAGGATAAGTGTCAATACATATCTTACAGATTGTTATTGACAACAAAACCAATATTAAGTAAAATGTAAAAGACAAAATACCGAGAAGTAAAATGACAAGACAAATTGCCAAAATTCGTAATAATTTAGATGAAGTTACGGTTAAGATTACCCCAGAAGAAATAAAATGTCGTTTAATTAATGACTTCGAGATTGATGATAGCAGTTTTATTTGGGAAGTTTTTGACTACTGTCCCCTAGCTGCTTTACAAATAGTAAATGGTAAATATGATATAGCGGAGAAGATTTACAGCTGTATTTTAAAGAAAAAACAAATACAAGAATCTGCTGTTAAATTTACTTGGGAATTATTTTCTTATAATTCAGCAGCTGCGTTAAAATACATAGAAACTTTTGAAGAAAGAGCGAAAAATGGATGTAGCGCTGCTTATGAATTGGAAGTAGAAATGCAAATAAAAATTGCTCAATCGTGGATTGGGAGACATAAATCTTAATAAATTACAAGCTATTGCGGTAAATCCGTAATAGCTATAAAAGGAGGCAACTATGTTTAATATACTTCAATGGTTATTTCAAGATATGCCAAAACCAGGCATGAACTACGATTACAGCCAACGATATAAAAAAGTAACTAAAAAAAAGTTGTCTGCTGCACACAGAAGAACTAACGGCAAATGCTGTTGTTGTGGCATAAACAAAAGTGAAGAAGTGCATCATAGCAGTTATAGAAAATCTGGGGATAAATATGGAATTAACTTCTTCCCAGTATGTAAGTACTGCCACAGAAACGTATGTCATTCCTCAGAGAATTGGATTATAAGCAAAACAGACCCAGTTTGGAAAAACAAAAATACTCCGGCGTTTGTTAAAACACTGCAAAGAAATTATCGAAAATTACATAAATAAATTATTGACAACTATATATTTGTGGTTTATTATAACTATTGAATAGGAGGGACTGTATATGAGATATGTAAGAGACCCAGGAAATTCTCGTGCGTGGGAATTGACCGAGTACGCATTAACTTGTAATGCGTGGGAGAATTTTGTATTTACACGCGACAAAACCTTTGATGAAGGTTTGTGGAACGACATTGTAGAAAATGTCGTAATCGAGATTCACCCGGACGGCGATTGTCAATCAAGAGGAATAAAGCCTTGGATGGATCTTAAATCCAAAGAACTCATGTTTCCTATAGAAGGAAAGATGAGTAGAGAAGAATTTTGGCAAAGACAAGCCAATGAGCAAACACTGTATTTGCTCTTGGATGAGTTTGTTGAGTGGCTAAATAGTAGTTACGAAGCATAAAGTAAAAAGTGCTGCCAATTGCCACAGACAGCACTTTGATTTGTTGTTTAAGGTGCTAAACTATTCTATCTTAAAATTTCAGCATTGGGTAAATTTCCGCAAACGACTAAAGATAGCTCAACACCCTCAAATATGCCATTCCAAATTGCATAATCAGCTATCTCGTCGTCTTCGTCGTATTCATATCCTCCTGGTATTTGGTGAGGACAGATGTATTTACCCATAGAATCTAATTCAAAAAAGCTGACTTCTCTCCCGTATTCAGCAGAGCAATTAGGACAAATAATATCTACTTGAGATAATACACCACCGGTAGAGCATTTATTAACGCGCATTGTCTTAATATTCATTATGTCTTCAGCTTTTGATGCATGAATAGCAGCTAGACAATAAACGCATTTATACCCTTTATTTTTTACAATAGACATGTTTTTAGTGTATCTGTCGCCGCTGTCAATTGCGTTGTCATAGCTTGGTTCAGACACTAAAAAAGCGTCTAATATAAAACCAATTGATTCCTCGGCTTCACTCCATTCGTGGTTGTATATTAAATTTTTACCAATCAATTCTTTAGGCATTTGTTGTAGAACGTCATCATGCCACACTTTATAGCTTCTACTAACTAAATTGTCTGAAGCACGCAGCGGAACAACATACCATTCGTCATACTCCCAATCTTCTTTAGTATAAAATTTGATTTTATCTAAATCTTCTGGTGTAGGAGAACCCATGTATAAAGTACGTTTAACTGGCTTTTGTAGCATAACTTCCATAGTTAATCCATCCTTGTTTTGAATTTAATAAATCTACAATTGGTTTAGTAACACTGTTAGAATAATCTTTGTGACATCTACAGCGCATTTTACAAGCCGTGGCAACAGCAATTGGTGGAAAATATCCAATTATTTGCCAGCCATTCATTGAATAAGAAATGCAGTCAGGGCAAACGTTGTTGTATGCTCCAATTACCCATTTTTCCCATTTAAATCCAGCTTCTTTATGTGCTTCTGACCTTCCTCTTTCATAGAATTTATAGAAAGAATCTCCATATTTACTGGACCTGTCTAATATTTGAGCAGGAGATAAATTACCGCTATTAATTTCCTGAGAAAAACGTCGTAGGTAAGCATATTCATCAACTAAACTATTGCCTACTACTCCTTTATCCCTAGCTTTGAATTGATAATTACCTCCTTTACCTGCTAGGTAAGATTGAGTATTACCTTTTTTAATAATCTCCCGCATAGTTTGTTCCCATGTTGCTACAGTTATTTTTTTATCTAATAGCAATTGAGTAGTAGTTTTAATATCTCCTTTTAGCCTATTAATATTATTTTCTATCACTTCTTGTATGTCTGCTCTAGATACAAATCTACCAGCAAAAATACCAGAAGTATAGCGGAATCTTTGAGTTTTAGTGTCAAAGGAGAAATCTGCCATTGTTACTCCTCAGCCACAATTTCAGCTTTTAGTAAACCAGCATATTCAACATTGTTTTTGTCCCAATCTTTAATATAGTTATTAACATCATCATCAGTAATTAATGCTGTTTTAAGTAATTCATCTAATGGGATTAGATCTGATTTTTCAGGTACAAACTTAGTTTCTAGCATAGTATTTTTCTAGTTGTAAATCTTGTGGTGGAGGAG